TCGGACTATACCAGCGTACGACAAGATTCAGAATGCTCTCCACGATGAAGAATGCGTCCCCGCTTTTGAAGCGCAGAACCTCGGCCACGTGCAGCATGTCGTTCGTGTCCTGCAGCCCGACACTGCCCACGGTGTAGTCGTTCTGCTTTTTCTCGCTGATGGCGAAGTCGAACGCGATGTAGACGTTGGCGTCCTTGACCCTCGGCGGCTGTGCGCGACGGAACTGCTCACGGGTGAAATACGCCCCGTCGTCAGGTACGGGATTCTGCTGGTACAGCGCCGCCCACCATCGACCGCCGTTGTTCTGGGCCTTGATTCGCAGCAGCTTGGCCACGTCGTAGCGCGCTGGGTGCAGTGCGTCGCCCGCGTTGCGAAGCCAGCGCAGCTGGCTTGGGTCGGTGCCACTCAGCATGGCCCGCGCTGCAGCTTCTCGGGCCTCTTCCGGGAATGACATGACCTTGGCGCTGACCATGGCCTTGCGGAGCACGTCCTGCGCCATCTTGCCGGCGTCGATGCGGATGATCTCGTCGGTGGCCGTGTCCAGCCACTCGTCCTGCTCTGCCAGGGCGGGGTACTTGACCACCTCGAACTGGTCGATGTGGTCTTCGTCACCGCCCAGCTTCATCATGTTCTGCAGGCGGCCTGCCAAGTCGTCGTCGTGCCACCACGTCTGGATGACGAGCACGCCGCCGCCCGGGGCGAGACGGGAGTACGCAGTCGACAGGTACCACTCCCAAGTCTTTTCGCGACCGTCGGCACTGTCTGCTTCCTCGGCGTTCTTCACCGGGTCGTCGATCACGAGAACGTGCGCGCCTTTACCGGTGATCGGGCCGCCAATACCCGCCGCGACGTAGCCACCGCGGTGGTTGTGCACGCCCCATTCCTCGGTTGAGCTGTTGTTCGGGTCCAGGCGGGTATCCGTGAACACGCTCTGGTACGCCGGATCGTCGATGATCTGCTTGACCTTGCGGCTGAAACCCATCGCGAGGCTCAAGTTGTACGAGCAGGCGATGAACTCGTGATCCGGGTAACGCCCCAGGTGCCACGCCGGGAAGTTCTTGGACGCAATCTCGCTCTTGCCGTGTCGCGGCGGCATCAGCAGCATCAGGCGCGGGCTTTTGCCCTGGGCCACGGCTTCGCTGAAGCGCTCCAAACGGCGGCAGATGTCTTCATGGACCCACCCGGCGAGGTATTTCGGGTTCATCCGCTGGATGAAAGGCATCAGTCGGCGTCGCGCCAGCACGCGCGACGCCAGCTCGCGTTGCGCAGCCGCATTCGCGGGGGTGAACGCCGTCGGAAGCGGAGAAGGCGTACTGAGCATCGGCGACGGCGCGGTCCCAGCGACGGTTGATGTCGCCGTCTTGGGGGTTTTTGCGCTCGTCTTCTTGCCAGCAGACGCTGATCCACGCGGTGTAGGCCGCGCAGTCGTTCCGGGTGCCTTTGTAGACGGCTTTGACGTGGACGAGACGGCGGTTGAGCGGGCAGATGTCTTTGTCTTGGGCGAGCCACGCACCGAAGTTGCGGTAGCGGAAGCCGTCTTCGTCGTAGAACTCGGCTTGCGGGTCGAAACCGCTTTGGTCTTGGTCGTCATGCTTCATCCTCGTCGCCTTCATCGTGGCCGAGCAGCGCCTGTTCAGCTTCCAGCACCTGCTGGCCCGTCTCAGAGATGATCTTGAACAGATCGGCGTCGCTCATGCGATCCAGGCGATCCATCATCACCTTGCCGTTGAGCGTGATGTCGATCTTTTTCTGGACTGGCTCATAGTAGCCGCACATCTTGGCCACTTCGCGCCAGCCCGCCACCATCGTTCCGGGCTCTGCCATGAGCTTGGCCAGCTCGATCGACTCCATGAAGCCGTCCATGACCTTCTTGCGTGTCATCTGACTGGCCTCTTCGTATAGGCGTTTCTCATCCTCGTACATGCGCAGCACGTTGGGCATGCGGACGAGGCGATACGCATACGCGCCGCCGTCGTTGTAGCCGGCCTTGGCCGACGCACTGAGGATCGACTCCCCCTGTGCCCAGAATTTGACGAACGAGCGCTGCATGTCTGTGAGCGGTTTATCTGGGCTGATCAGCTCGGCGTTTTTGGCGCTGGACGTGTTGATGCCGCGTCGCGCTTGCGCTGCGTGCTTGGCCCGACCTTCCGCTGTTGCGTCGGCTCCGCGCTTTTTGGATGTCGCCATGGTGTGCATCAAAGTTGGATGTGCGGAAATTTTATAGAAAAAATTGAAAGTGGTTTGTACGGAAGGGCCGGGTGGGTCCGTTTTTCGTGTGCAGATCGGCGAGTGAGTCTCTTATCCCCCTGTCCTCAAAGACCGTCCCGGGTTCGGATTCGGATTCGAGGACTGGGATAAGGAGTCTCTTTTAACCACCGCCGTGCGAAGTGCGCGTTCCGCGCCCTTCGCTCCCTCGCGCGTGGTGTCTTCATCAAGCGCATCAATCATGTCGCTCTTCTATATCCATCACGCAGCGCTGATCACATCGCGTCTTGCGTGGATGTACATCAACTAGGACTACATCATGCCTACCAAAGCTCAACTTCAAGCGGAACTCGAAGCCCTGCGTCACAACTACGACCGGCTCGAGTCCAAGGTCGTGCACCTCGAAGAGATGCGCGACGAACTTCAGCGTCAGCTCGCCATCGTGCGTGCGCAGCGCGACGAGTCCAACACGTCGTACGTGCAGCTGTCGCGCGAAGGCGTAGCCGCGCAGATCGCTGCCATCTCGGCGCCTCGCCCTCAGGCCTTCCCTCGTCCGGTCTTCGAGTTCGACCCGAACTTGCCGGGTGATTTCACCCGTGCTGCGGCACTGGCCAAGGCCAACAACGGCGTCGTCAAGCGCGCTCGTCAGGAGCACGCATGAGCACCGAGTACATCGAGCTGTCGCCTGAGCAGCTCTTCATCCTGTTCGGCGTTTTGGCGTGACGCCGATGCGAGGACTGCGTCCTCGCTCATTCACGCCTTGTGTTTCATCAACTGTTTTTCACACCGGAGATCATCATGACTGCACGTACCACCAAGACCGCTTCCAAGCCCACCGCTGAGCAAATCGCTCAAGCCAAGAAGGACGTCGCTGCACAGCGCAAGCTGCGTGGTGCTGAGGACGAGCTGAAGGCTCAAGCCGATGCCATCCTGAGCGCGGAGGCCGACGCTGAGCAAGCTTCGGGCGACCACGCTTCGATGTTCAGCGGTCTGAACTTCGACCTGCGCTCGTTCTGCGGCGCGCTCGGCATCGAGCTGCCGTCCAAGCGCCGCGTGATCGTGTCGCTCATCGCCTCGGTCATCGTTGGCGCTGGCATCGGCTACTTCGGTGGCCACTTGCTCGGCATGCTCACCGCTGGCGCGCTCGTGCTCACGGGCTCTGCGTTCCTGTCGATGCTGATCTACATCCTGGGCCTGTGCCTCCTTGCGTACGCCGCGTTCGTCGCTGGTCGCAAGGTGGCGCAGTACATCCTGACCAGCAACGTGGACTCTGACCTCGCAGCTGTGCGCAACACGCTCGGCGGCGCCAAGGACCGTGTGTTCGGCTGGTTCAAGTCCGAGCCCAAGGCCGTCGCTGCTCCGGTCGCAGCAGCTGCGTGAGGTAACGCCATGCTCGAGATGTCCATCATCGTCGGGCTTGGCTTGCTCGTCTCGCTCGCCAAGCTCCCATGGTCCTGGCGAATGCGCATCCTCAGTTCACCATTCTTGGTGGACTGCATCGTGTTCGCTGTCCTTTGCGTTTTGCATTGGGGGACTTTTTCTGGCGTGATGGTGGCAACGGGCGGTGCACTGATGTGCTCGCTCGTTCTGTCCACCGCACGCAAGCTCATCGGCTACAAGGAAAAGGGCAAATACGTGCCCGGCTTCTACAACCTGCAAGAGAAAGGTCTCATTGCATGATGCTCAAGATCACCTCCATCAACGAGCGTGTGAACGCCGCGTGTGAGGTGATCGATACCATCGTTCAGCAACACAACTCGCTGGACGAAGCGTTCGATCACTCCCAGAACATCACTGGCTACCGCGGCAAAAGCAAAGTCGAGGTCCGCAACGGCGACATGGTCTACACCATCGACTTGTTCAACGGTGAGTACCGACCGGAGTAGCACATGGACCACGATCTCGTTCTCTGGTACTTGCGAGCGCTTAATGTGCTGGCCAAGTCTGAACTTCACGGTGTATGGGCACGTGGCGTTCAACGTGAGTTGACTCTCACCAACGTACGCATCATCGAGTACGTCGAGCCCATCCATCACACACCGCATTCACCTGAGGAGGCGGAATGGAAAAGATTGACCGAAGCCTTGCGCTCGCGCTCATCGAAGCTGAATTGACAGCTTTGCTGTTGATGATCCCCATGTACAAACGCATGGGCGCCCAATCCGCAGCACGTCAATGCGCATGTCGCATCGCTGTGCTGCATTCTTGCATCCGCATCAAATGATTCAGCTCACCATCACAACCAAGTGGCGCATCTATCGCATGCACTGCACATTCGCTGATGCTGCCTACGCTGTCGGTGGCATCCTCTGCATGGTTGCAACTGGAGTCATCCTGGCATGGCGCGGGTAGTCACACGATCACTCGGTCTTGACCACGATCCACGAGAACTCTCGTGGGATGCATCTGAAGCCTTGCGCTTCTTCGTCGAGCAGTACTCCGACGACTCGATGCTCTGTCGTGACCCGTTCGACATCCTCGCTGAACTCGAGGAAGAACTTGGAGAACCCCTATGTAGAAACTAAACACCACGCGGTAACAACGCTACGAAAGCTCAAGCGTGTTATCGATCGTATTCACGAGCAACGGTTCACACCGGGCAAACAACGTGGCGTGCTCAACCGTGCGCGCAACACGTGCCACACATTCTGCGTACGGGGCGCCGGCTGAGTCCGTAGGGCGAAAGCTCACCAGCCATCATTCAACTCAACTCGAAAGACCATCATGCACATCAACGTCACTTCCACCGTCCTGTCTCTGCCTGTCATGCCTCGCAAGAGCTTGCTCAAGACGCTCATCGGCTCGCTCAACAGCTCCATCATCAGCTACACGCGTGGGCACATCCGCCAATCGCGCTACGAGAACATCTCGAATGGCTCGGACTCGCCGACCATCGACGCGTTCAATGAAGCGATGGCTGACATCCACGAAGAAGCAGCGGATCGCAACGCACTGGAAGACATGGGCCTGGCCGTCACGATGCCCAACATCGAGATCGCTCGCAAGTTGGACGTCGTGCGCCTGTGGGCCATCGGCGAACTGGCCACGCTGGCCAATCACCCCAGCGACGTCGCTCTCACGGTCCGTGACACCATCACGTTCCAAATCAAGGCAGAGCCGAACATCAACGAGCCTGCACTCAAGGCTCTGGCCCTCGCACTGAACCAAGACGTCGAGGTACTCAAAGCTGCCAAGCTCAAGCTCATCGAAGATGAACGCGACGAGCTGATCAAGATGGCGGGTCAGATCATCGACACCGTCCATTCGCTCAACGCGTTCGATGACGACGACCAAGTCGATTCGGCACAAGCTGACGACGCAGTATCGGCGCTGCCGCATCACATCCAGTACAAGCTGGGGGCGTCGGTGTTGCGCGGCCTGAAGAAGGGCGGCGACAAAGCTCTCGCGTCGCTCCTGCGTTACAACCGCCTGGAATCGGCGGGCGACATCGCGCTCATCAAGGGCGCACACAACGAGCTGGTTGCAACCATGAAGGTATTCGCTGAACAGCACATCGAAGAGCTGACAGCCTACCAAGAACGTGGCGGCCAGTTGGCTGAAATCAGCTTGATGATCTGATCATCTGCGCGTAAGGTGAGAGCTTCGGCTCTCACCTTTTTTTTACGCCGACCAGGAGCAACGGACATGCGATTCATCCTCAAAGCCCTGAAGAAGATCAAGTCGTGGATCAGCCCACAGGTGCATCCTCACGCTGCATTCATCAACACGCCTGAATGCGATGCAGCTGAGACACTCGCGCGCATCGAGCGGCTGCATCATTTTTAAGCAATTCGCGCGCCTTCCAATCTTCCTTCCAAACCCGCGATCTTGTTCATCTATATAGAAAGGCTCAGCTTCTTAGTATGTAGTCTTTCTGTGTGATTATTTTTAAGATTGGAATGGAAGTTTGGAAGGATGTAGATATAGCTGAAGAAAAAGGCGATTTGAGACCTTCCAACTTTCCAATCTGAAGGCCGAGGATTGGAAGAAACAAGCTGATGTACGATCTGTTACAAACAGCGCAGCCCTCTGACGGGCGTCCTTCCAATCCTTGCGAGCAGGGATTGGAAGGGAAAAAGGCC